ATAGTAATATTTCTATCTGCTGTAAAATTAAGATCATTTTGAGTATGCAAACTCATACTATCTTTTGCATAAACATCTATTTTTCCATCCGATGTTAATTCAATCCATGCTGATCCTTTTGAGTTAGCAATATATATTAAATCTTCTGTATTATGTAATAGAAGTTGGTGACCAGTTCTAGTCCGTATCCTAACTAATTCATTATGTGGTAGTTCACGTGATCCATTTTTTTCGTTAAGAGAAACATTGGCATATTCTGGTGGGCCTTCACCTGCTGATGTTTTTCTTAAAATTTTATCATTACCATCATCCATTACAAATGTTGTTCCACCTAGTCTACTTCGATATACATGAGCTGGTGAATCTGAAACTCCAACATATCCTTTTGGCGCTCCGATAGTTTTATCAACTGGTCCTGGTGTACTAATACCAAATACTGAACTAGGAAGTTCGCGTCTAGCACTAGCCGTTGATGTGCCTCTAAACTCATCTATAAACTCTTTTGTAACTAGTCCTTGTTCTAATAATGTATTAAGAAGTCTTAGTTGAAAAGGTTTTAAAAATTTAGTTGGATCGTGAACTGTTCCTTTTTCAAGTTGTTTATTATATTCAACTACAGGAATTTTTTTACCTTTAAAATCTGAAGGCGTACCAGCAGTTGTTATTGATGTGGCGGCATGACCTGGAACAGAAAAATTTTGAAACGTGTCCCAAATACAGCCTAACCAATAACATTGATTAGGATTACTCTCAGCAAAAATTACTAATACGTTTGTTCCTGCGTCGGGTGGAACCATCCACATACCATAACTTTGTTGACTCTGCCTATAATCATCATTTTTTCCTGTTGACCAAACGGGTGTTTGCCCAGCAAAAGGTGATAGATATCTTGCATGAAATGTTTGTCCTGCTTTTCCTGGTTCATTACCTGAAGTTGTTGTCTTTAATAATTCAACTTGAAGGCTTCCCATAAATTCAGGATCTTGGTGACTAACAACTTTAGCTAGGAACGGACCAGGATCTTTAAGTGCTGGTTCGTCTGCTTGAATTAGATTTAAAAATGATTGTTTTAATCCCATAATTAATTTCTCTTTTTATTAAAATTCAAAATCAAAATTGTCATCATTGCCGCCTCCAAAATGGTTGCCTTTGTGTGTATTTAAATGATGTGTATAACTTCCTGACGTGTTAGTTTTTGTCAGGATTTCCTTGGTTGGTAATTGTGGGAAAGCATTAGCATCGCCTTGTTGGTTAGGTAATCTGATTAATTTTAATTCTTGTTGAAATTTTCCTTGGTTAAATTGCGACACTACTTCTTTTACCCAATAAAGTCCGCTAAAGTGTGCTAATTTTGTTCCTTCGTCAGCTGTACCATTAGAATATAGCGGAAATGCCATTGTACCATCTTGATTATAATCAAACGGTGTTCTAAAATGCAGATCAATATAAACCTTTTTATCTTGATACGTCATTTGCCCTCGCTCATCAATCATCTTTGAAAAAGCACCTTTACTATTATAATTCCCCATTCCACTATCAGAAATAAAATAAGGATCACCCCAAATTGTTAAAGAAGCATGAATTAAATCTACTGGATGATTAACTGTGGCATCATGAAATTGTCTTGCAATTTCATCAGCTTCTCCTGATGCTATTCCCCGCATTCCACCTGAATAATTTACTAAAGCCTTAACTCCTGATTTTTTCCATATCTTCTCTTTAGGTAGTTCTTGTTTACCAGCAACCTGCCCTTGGGCTAGTCGAATTGCGTCTAATTCAAAGAGAGTTGCATGAGAACCTTCATTATTAAGATCTGCTGTATTTCCACCTTTGTCTGGTGTTACACGAGTTAAAAATCTATATTCAAATTTAATATCAAAGTCTATAACATCTTTATTTTTACCTGTATAAAGATAATTGTATTCTTTAACAGTTGTATCTCTTATCTTCGTAACACCTTTTGCAACGTCAGTAGGTGATACCCACGATGCGGCAGGCTCGTAGTATGGCACAACTCTAAAAACATATAACCTTGGAAATCTACCTTTCTTTATTTCTATTTCATATACTGGTACATTAAAAACTTGGTGTTCAATTTTAAACCATTCTCTTTCACCTCTGTCATTTACTTTTTTATCCTTTAATCCCCTACCATACGAGCTACACATAACTAGTTCTTCAATAATCTTATTGATCTTGGTTCCTTCTTTAAAAGTAATATCATTGGTACCTTTAGGAATAAATGCTGAACTTGTTTCATAAACGTCTTTATCTGAGTTGTATGTAAAACCATCTGTTGGATTCCCTGGCTGGCCTTTTTGTAGCACGGTAAAAATTATTGATGCACTACCAATCGCATTAGTATTTGCTGGTTGAGCCGCCTTATCTTTGAGAGTCTCGCTTTGATTACCTCTTCTTATTGATACTCCTAAAATCTTTTTAGTCCAAGTCTCATAATCAAAGGTATTTAATGATATAGCTTTTTTAAGTGCGGCTATATTTGTACCGCTACTAGGATCAAGGTTGTACTTTTTTCTTGCTTCTGTAAGTGATCTATGAACACCTTCTTGAGTGGCTGTTGTTTCCACATTATCATTAACTACATTCGATGCACTTGCTCGGTCCTTTGGAAATAAAACTACATATTCATCAGCGTATGCTAATTCATCTTTTGACTCACGTTTTAACAATGTAGTATTAAGTTGAGCTGTTAAACTAGTTGATGATGTTTGCAAAAGCTCATTTAGTGTACCACCTTTAACTGTAATATCTGTTGGTATTTTTTGAACTTCATCTGTTAGCATCGAATCATTATAAGAAATCCCTTGCATATTATATTCTGAACCACTTTGCGTAACTTTAAAATCTGCATTAGATAGCATAATAGGTAAATATCTTTTGTCTTGACCCTCCATTGAAGATAATCGTTTTACGTTACCTTTGTCGTCATAACCTACCCAATCTATCATTATAAGCATCGGAGCACCAATATAATTTGCATGGCCGGCTTGGAGGCTGGCAATGTGTAATGTTTCTAAAAATTGTCCCATACTATATGGTTCGATAATTTTAAAAGAAAACTTATTAAGTGATGCAGTTCGTACTTTTGGATTAGGTGAAATTACAGCATCAATTTCTAAATCTTCCATAAAGTATTCTACTCTTCCTCCACTATCTTGTCGTTCAAATGCAGTTAAGGCTTTTCTGTCCCCAAGTGTTCGTGTACCACCACCAGATTTAAGTATCATCACCTGAGGTCCTTTATTTTTAAGATAAGTATTATCTGGATCAGCTAATTCTTCATTTGATAATACCCCCATCGAAAGTTGATAATTTACACTAGTGAAAACTTCTAATGGATTTTTAACATAGCGATTCTTTTTTGTCTTCTTCGCTGTTACTTTACTTTTGTCATCTGCTTTTGGTATTTTTGTTTCTATTTCTTCTCCCTCATCAAAATCGTTTCGATTAAGGAAAAACGGTATAGAGTTGTTACGAGTAAGATTGCTTATACCATCAGAAAGTTCAGATACGAGACCACTGTTAAGCAATTCTTTGCCAAAAGTTTCTGCCGCTGGGAGCGCCTCTAGTTTTACAGCTTTAAGTATATCTTTACCCTGACCTTCGAGTTGACCAAGTAAATTTGTGACTTCAGGAGAACCTTTAAAATCCGCAACCATCTGCATAGCACCCGATTGAAGACCATCAAGCTGACCTTCGAGTTCTGGAAGATTTGCTTGAACTTTAGCTGTTAGGTTCTCGGCTTGTTCTCGAACCTGAGCTCCAGTATCAAGTAATTTCTTCTTTTCTCCATCTGATAGATTAAATGGCGTTTTACTTAATATGTTTGATAAGTTAAACATCTATTATCCTAGTAATTCTTTTATATCGGCGGCTCTTGGTAAAAGGATTTCTACTCCTACTTCAAAATCGTAAATAGGATCTTCAAGAATATCCATATTACGTTGAATAAAAACCCACCAAAGTTTTGGGGTTCCATATATGTCGTTTGCAAGAAGGTCTGGTCTATGATTATACGGGGGTGTAATTACAAATGGTGGATCATCCGCACTCGCTGGAACTGGTCTAATTCTAAAATGTCCAAGACGTTCTCCATCTGCTGAATAATTTGTAGTATGCCAAGGACTTGATGCTCTGTATGCCATTAAATAAATCCTCCACCTTTGTTACTAATATATTCACCTTTAACAAATTTTTCAAGACTAAATCCTTCAAGTGCCCGTCTGCTGTAAATCGGTTGACAAGTAACTGAAAATAAACTCTGTGTTGGTGCCCAACCATGCAGTGATGCCTTTGTAGAGCCTTGTTGATAAAAATGATTACTATAAGATTCAGGTCCTGCACCTACCCATGGCCGATGTTTTTTATCGGCTTTTTTAGCATCTGAATCTGTAACAATTTCTGTGCAAATATAATCAACAGAATCAGGCATATCAATTGTAAATGTAGTTACAACTACTGGGACTCTATTAAACACATAATCTCCATATCCGTCAAGATAAACAATCGGTGGTGGAGCACCTAGCTGTTCTCCTTCACCACCATAATACATTTTTGTAATACTTCTTAAATAATGAAGTGCCGCTACCCAATATTGTGCCTCGTGTCCATTTTGTACAAAAAAATCACCAGTAATAACTAACTGGTCCACTTGTGAGTTTGCATATACTTGGAACGGATAATTACTATGTGTAGGTTGTAATGCATTATAACTTGCACTATGTGATATTAATACAGCTGGTGTGAAAGGAAAAACTAACCCGCCTGTCGCATGAAGAGGATACAATATTTTCGAATCACTAGAAAAAGGTTCTGTGCTAGGAAGACTTAATTTAACCCGCCAATCTTGTTCAACTCCGGCAGGAAATTTTGCCGCGGTTATCACGTTTATTACATCATTTATTGCGTCTACCGGAACACCTCCTGTCGCCAATCGTAATGATTGCATTAACTTGCTAGGGTCTTGTATCTTTTCTAGAAGCCCTTTAGCGGCGTTAACGCCCTTGTTAAGTATGCCATCAGGTCCCAAAAACGAACCGGCATTAGAAGCGGCCGCTGATGCGGAACCAAGTAGGTTACTTGCTGTATTGCTAACCTGGCGTTGTAGATCCGATGTATTAATCATTTGGTTATCCTCTTTCAAGTATTTAGTTGACTTTATTAAGTACATAGTTTATAATAAGCTATTACCATGGAGAAATTAATGAGAAAAGTAAACTATTTGAATAACAGAGATCTACTAGCAGAGATCCACAAATCAAAAAACACATTTAGCAGTTTCACAGATGAGGGGTACGATCAATTTGATATAATTTTACCGAGCATTGATAAGATTAACATACGTACAACTGCTGAGGCAAAACGAAACAAGGCTAAAAGACTTGGTCAAAAAGACTATGAAACCCGTAAAGCAGACGGCGAAAAGATAAAACAAGCAGATTGTGATATTGATTATAGAAAAATCAATAAAACAGATGTAGTTTTTAGAATAATGATGTTTGATCATATACCTGATGACAAAGGACGCAAAAAGAAACCTAAAACTATTGCTGATACTAAAGAAAAACTAAACTTCCCCCCATTTCAACATTATAAATTTAACGAAGAAGGCGAACTCAATGTTGTTGGTAAAAGTCATTGGGTTGGCGGTATGGAAAACGGTTATTATGACAAGGGCTGTGGTCAAGCAACTAATAAATTAGCTATGATGTGGATGAAGTTATGTGAACGATACGCAACCAGAGGCAATGTTAGAGGATATACGTATAATGATGAAATGAAAGGACAAGCAATTTTACAACTTGCACAAATAGGGTTACAATTTGACGAATCTAAATCAAACAATCCATTTGCATACTATACTGCCGCAGTTACAAACTCATTTGTTAGAATCATTAATATTGAAAAACGCAATCAAAACATTAGGGACGATATTTTAGAAATGAATCACATGAACCCATCCTTTACTCGACAAAACCAAGGAGCGTGGGAGCGTGAACAAGCAGAACACACTAAAAAGTGGACCGGAAAGACTAAAAAACCCGTACCAGAAAAAGAGTCAAAGGGGGATTGACAAATAAAGCATTATCACATATAATATGAATACTAAGAGGTAATAACATTGTTTAAAAAGGCCGCCGTCTTTACGGATATACACTTTGGATTAAAATCAAACAGTAAAATTCACAACGATGATTGTGAAGAATTTATAGATTGGTTTATAGAACACGCTAAAGAACATAATTGTGAAACTGGTATCTTTATGGGCGACTGGCACCATAACAGAAACAGTTTAAATATTACCACCATGGATGCTACTATCCGAAGTTTAGAAAAACTCGGTAAAGCATTTGAAAATTTTTACTTCTTTCCTGGTAATCACGACTTATACTATAAAGATAAACGTGATATTCATTCCATAGAGTTTGGTAAACACATTCCTGGCATTACTATTGTTAATAAAATTACAACAAAAGGTGATACTACTTTAGTACCTTGGCTTGTAGGTGACGAATGGAAACAGATTTCAAAGATTAAAAGCAAATATGTATTCGGTCATTTTGAACTTCCAACGTTTTATATGAACGCTATGGTTCAAATGCCTAATACCGGTGAACTCCAACCTGATCATTTTAAAAATCAAGAGTATGTATTCTCTGGACACTTCCATAAAAGACAAGTTAAAGGGTGTATTAATTATATAGGTAATGCATTACCTCATAACTATGCTGATGCTTGGGACGATGAACGAGGTATGATGATATTTGAGCACGGCGGCGCTCCTGAATATCTTAACTGGTGGAATTGTCCCAAGTATCGCACGGTTAAACTATCACGTTTATTAGATGAAAAAGATACATTACTTAAACCAAAGATGTATTTGCGTGTTACATTAGACTTACCAATATCATATGAAGAGGCGAGCTTTATTAAAGAAACGTTCGTTGACAAGTATGAGTGTAGAGAGATTACACTTATACCAAATACTAAAGATGATGAGATTAATACCGACATTGATATCACAAAATTTGAAAGTGTTGACCAGATTGTGGCTAAAGAAATACAAGCAATTGAATCTGATAGCTATGACAAAGCAAAATTACTTGACATTTATAACAAGTTAGGAGAAGATCATGATTAAGATCCAAGACCTAACTTGTAAAAACTTCATGAGTGTGGGTAATACTACACAAGCAATTAACTTTAATAGAGATCAGTTAACACTTGTACTTGGTGAAAACTTAGATCAAGGTGGTGATGATGCTGGATCACGTAATGGTACTGGTAAAACAACAATAATTAATGCTTTAAGTTATGCATTGTTTGGAATGGCCCTTACAAACATCAGGCGTGACAATTTAGTAAACAAAACTAACAATAAAAGTATGTTAGTTACCTTAAGTTTTGAAAAAAATGGAAAAAACTACCATATTGAAAGAGGTAGAAAACCTAATTTCCTAAAATTTTCTATTAACAATGAAGATCAAGAAATAACTGACGAAAGTCAAGGTGATTCTCGTAAAACACAACAAGACATTAATACATTACTAGGTATGAGCCATGATATGTTTAAGCATATAGTGGCATTGAACACATATACAGAACCGTTCTTAGCAATGAAGAACAATGACCAACGTGCTATCATAGAACAGCTATTAGGTATTACTATACTATCTGAAAAAGCAGAGTTATTGCGTGAACAGATGCGTATTAATAGAGATCAAACGACTCATGAAAATGCAAGACTAACCGCAGTTCAAGATAGTAATGAAAAAATTAAAGAGAATATCAACAAACTACAAAGTAGACGTAAGGCTTGGATAGCACAAAATAAAGAAACTTGTACTAAACTACAAAAAGCAATTCATGAACTAGACCAATTAGATATTGATAGTGAACTAGAAGATCATGAACAGCTATCTGAATGGACTGATCTTAACAAGCACCACACAAATCTTACAAAAGAATTAGCAACTGTTGAACGTGCATTAGAACAAGCAGATAAGAATGTACAAAAAATTGGTAGTGACCTTGATGATCTTGAACACGCTAAATGTTATGCTTGTGGTCAAGAACTACATGATGAGAAACTCGAAGAAATGCGAGATAAAATTCAAGCAGACTATGGTGATGCACATACTTACATGATTGAAATTTCTAATAAGCATGATAAAGTGCAAAAGAAACTAGAAGACATAGGTGACCTAAGTAGAAAACCTAATACATTTTATGAAACAGCTAAAGAAGCCTATGAACATAGAGGTAATGTTGAAAACTTAAAGAAAGCATTAACTGAAAAAGAAGAAGAAACTGATCCTTACCAAGAACAAATAGATGATCTAAAACATACAGCATTACAAGAAGTTAACTGGGACACTATTAATAACTTAACCTCTATAAAAGAACATCAAGACTTTTTATATAAACTATTAACTAATAAAGATAGTTTTATAAGAAAGAAAATTATAGATCAAAATCTTGCATACTTAAACAATAGACTTACTTGGTATCTTGATAAAGTTGGCTTACCACATACAGTCACATTCTTAAATGACTTAAATGTAGAAATTACCCAACTTGGCCAAGACTTAGACTTTGATAACTTATCAAGAGGCGAACGTAATAGACTAATCCTTGGATTAAGTTTTGCATTTAGAGATGTTTGGGAAAGTTTATATCAACACATTAACTTACTGTTTGTTGATGAGTTAATAGATAGTGGAATGGATACTGCTGGTGTTGAATCAGCTCTAAGTGTCCTTAAGAAAATGGGTAGAGAACGTAATAAAAACATATACCTTATTTCACATAAAGATGAATTAATGGGTAGAGTAACTAATGTATTAAAAGTTATTAAAGAAAACGGCTTTACCTCTTATGATAATGATGTAGAGATTACACAATGATAGATGATACACACGATTTATTAACTAAAGCATACCTAGAATACTATAAAGCTAATGAGAACTTTGAAAAACGTAAAAGTGAATCTACAAAACGTGCTACTCGTAAATGGTTAAGTGAAATAAGACGCTTATGTTTTACACGTAGAACAGAAGTAATGGACGCTCACACCGAGTTTCACCAGAAACGGAAGTCTGAATTGTAATACTTGTTAAGTATCTACATGGAGTGGACCTATCATGGAAAAATCATTAAACAATTGCCCACAACCTGTGTAGGATTTGTATACCTTATTACAAATACAACCAACAATCGCAAATACGTAGGCAAAAAACTAGCTAGATTCAGAAAGACACGGCCACCCCTCAAAGGTAAGATAAACAAAAGAAGAAGTACAGTAGAAAGTGACTGGAGAGACTACTGGGGGTCCAGTGACTGGTTATTAGAAGATGTTAGTAAGCTAGGAAAAAACAAATTCACACGAGAAATACTACATTACTGTCCAAGTAAAGGCGTAGCAAGTTATCTAGAAGCGAGAGAACAGTTTGAACGCAAAGTTCTAGAGACTGACGAATACTACAACGGTATTATAAACGTACGAGTAGGCGGATCAAAGGTCCTTAGAGAAGCTCTTAAAGGCAAATAGTCAAATATAGCAACATTGTTTGGTCGAGATAGCTCGACTCACCTTGAAGGTGTACGTTATGACACTTAGACTCTGGTGCGTTGCAAGGAATAGACTAACTTTAGGTCTAAAAGATGCTGGCTCTGAGTAAAAAGCAACCAGCACGGTAGAAAATTCCGCTTAATAGGAATTCATACCGTCCGTAACTATTACGAAGGCTGAAGTAGGAGGTTGTCGGGTTACCGCCTCCGTGCATTATGCAATCTTCTTTATTAAGATGGTACGCTCATCTCACATGATGGCTATTAAATGCTTCGTCCGAGTACGGGCGAAGTATGGCTCAACTATCTACATGATGCAAAAGTGCTACGCACTTAATTAAACAATTGAGAGAATAGTGTGTTAGAGCGATAGCGAAAACACAGATCAACGCAGTTGATCTTAATGCAGTTCCGGATCACGTCCGTAACGAAATGCTTCTTTATCGTATACTACAACTTCTTCTATAGTATATTCCGAACCAGGATTAGCTTCAACTAATTGCCCTAGTACTTCTGATGCTTCCGCTTCTGAACTACAGTCCATTAACTCTTGCTTCTGAGTAACTTTCTCTATAACCCTATATACTGTTCGAGGCATATTGAATATTTAAGGCCGTACATCTGAGAATTATAGCTAAATATAATAAATACAACTAGGAGTTTACTTTAATGAAGGTACATCAGATCATAAGCGAAGCAGAAGTCCAAGAAGGTCCATTAAACTGGGCAATGAAAAAACTGGGTAGTAAAGCGGCGGCTAATAGATCAGATATCGGCGATGATGTAGCTAGAATGTATAAGGATTATGAAGGTATTTGGAAAATGGATCCTGTTGGAGGACCTACTTTTACATCTTTATACAAATATCTACATGATCAAGGACTTCCTGTTGGTACTCCTGATGAATTTAGAAAAATAGCTACAAAGTTTAACAACACAAAATCTATAGGTCAGAAAACATGGAAACACACTAAGACGGCGGCTAAAGGTGTAGGAGCGGCAACGAAGTATGGAGTAGATAAAGCCAAGCAAGGTTATAAAGCAGTAAAAAAAGGACTTGAAGTCGAACCGACGCAAATGAGTTTCGCGGGTATGAATGATTCAGTTAATGAAGCTAATAAACGCGACATGATTGAGCCTGGAAAAGTAAAAAACATAATTAATCATTTTACAAGACTTGGTTTCGTAGCAGGCGCTAACACTACTGGAACAACATCAAAATTTGGGGTTAATAATCCAAGTGCAAGTACAGGTACAGATCAACCAAAGAAGAAAAAATCCACGGCAGGCCAGAATCAAGATTCAGACATCAACCGTTCAATAAAATTTCTTAAATCACAAGGTTATACAGTAACAAAAGCATAATTTTAAAAGAATGGCATCTTCGTTTTTTTAGTTGTCTCTAAATTCTCTTTAATCAATTTTGCCATACAGTCTCGATCTTCGGGACAAGACGCATACATCTCACCTAAGGTTACTCCGCCTCGCATATACCATGCAAGTTTAGTAAGATCCAATTTAAAATTCTTAGTCTCGTTATCTAGGTTTTCAACCTCTCTTAGGATTTCAGGAAGAGACATCACCGAAATCCTTAGACGAAAAAAGCTGAATGATCAAAAGATACTGGAACTGTATAACTTGCCGGAGCTCCTCTTTTTTGTTCATCCGCTGTAGATTGTACTTTCATAGGTTCTAATTGAAACTTATTTCGATTTACTTCGATATGTTTAACAAGTGCTGAATAAAAGTCCTTATCAGCTTTTTGAATAAATTCATCAATATGATCTCTATTGACAACAATAGTATCACCATCTTGTATTTGTACAATCGATTGTGATACAAGATTAATAGTCAACGCTGTTAGTTTTTTAAACGAGGCTTGGAACCTTGCAAGTTTTTCTTCTTCGTTCATTTCATCATCTGCTACAACTTGAAAAAGACGTTGCTCTTCAAATGTTTTAAGAGCGGTTGCTGTAAACTCTCTATACGTCTGAGGACGAATAGTAATTTTCATAGCTCCAATTTCACAAACATTTTCATAATTTACATTTGAAAACTTGTCAAGAACTGTTCTAAGATCTAATTCAAAGTCTTTCTTCTCTGCTGGATCAATTCCAGGAACAGTACTAGTTATAGTTATTTTTTCGCCATATGTAGCAATCCGTAAAGCAATTAGAACGGTATCTAAATCAATAGATGGCATATCCCACGCATCTTTAATAGACGGACAACAACTTTGAATAACTTCTGTAGTTGATGCTCCATTTAATAATGCATCTGGTGTTTTTAAAATTAGCTCATCTTTTGCCGTCATTGCATATATAGGAACTTCACCATTGGATGGTAAGTCAATTGACCCCTTAGCATAGTAATAACCTTTGCTTGGTAAAGCAATATATAACTTTGGTTGCCTAAAGTATTTTTCTAATGGGTTAGGCGCAGTACCCATTGGGTTAACATTTCCAGAAGGAGAAATTTGTCCTACAGGAATAGAACCCGGCTGTGTTAGTTCTGCCATGTTTTTCTCCGGATAAATATATTATAGTTCATACAAATATTTATAATGAACTATTAAAGCGGGTTTTAATTATGGTAGCTAAACACAGGATTATTAAAAATTATGGCTAGAGTAACATATCAAGGTGGAGATATGGAAGGCATCAGTAGTGATGCCGCCAGTGAACAAACACTTAATGAATTACTAAAAGCCTTTAAAGCCCAGGGTGGTTCTGGTGGCAAATTTAACGATACAGCCGAAAAAGCCCAAAAACAAGCGACAAAAGCCACAAAAACTGGTACAAAAGCCACAGAAGCAGATACTAAACAAACAAAGGAACATACAGGTACAGTTAAAGATGCTGAAAAAGCCATTGCTACTTTTTCTAAAGCTCTGATGAAGTCGGCGGGACGCGGAATCCTGAATGTAGGCGAAAGTATAACTGGATTTGCTGGCGACATTCTAGGTGGCAGTCATAGAATATCTGAGCTGTCAAAACACGTAACCGGACTAATTGGTGACTTTCCTGGCCTTGGCCTAGTTGGGGACACCGCTCAAATGTTTTTTAATATACTTGACGGCCAAATTGATACGTTTAGACAAATGAGTGGCGTAGGTGCTGACTTAGGTGACGACTTATTTGCATGGACTCAGCAATCAGCAATCGCTAGAGTTTCGCTTGATACATTAACAAATGTTTATGGTGAACATTCTAAAACAATGGCATTAGCTTTTGGTGGTGCAAGAGAAGGTGTTAATAAATTTACAGCAGTCTTAGGAGGAGTTAGAGATTTATCAGAAGACTTTACAAAACTAGGTTATACAGTTGAAGAACAAGCTGAATATACTGCTGAATATATAGACCTCCAAAAAAGAACTGGTATGTTGAAGAACAGATCTGATGCATCATTAATCGCAGGCACAAGAAAATATATGCTTGAACTAGATAGACTAGCAAGAATTACTGGTCAGTCTAGAAAAGAAACCGCGGATGCAATGAAACAGGCGGCGGATGACAAACGTATAAAAGCATTAATGCACAACATGGAAGCAAATGCTAGTGAAAGTTTAAGATCAACTATCGCTATATTACACGCTCAAAAGCCTGAACTTGCTGACGCATTTAAAGAACTAGTTGCAACTGGTGGTGTTCCTATTACTGACGGTGCAAAAGCTATGGCTTTACAAAATAACGAACTGTCAATACTTGCTAAAAAATTCTTTAACAAAGAAAAAGTAACTATGGGTACTGTAAGAGACACAATTAATCTATCAATAGACAAAGCTAGAGCGATAGTTGAACAAAACGGAGATATTATCGGTGTTTCAATGGCAACTGGTGTTACTGGTGTTTGGGATTCAGTATTGGACTTATTGGGAATGGAGAAAATTAAAGCTCATGATGATGCCATAGCTGAACAAACTCAGGCGATGGCGGCTTCTACAAAAGATTTACTTGAAGTAGAATCAAATTTAGTTAAAGCACAAACTAAAGCAAACAAATTATTTATTGAATCGAAAATTTGGGGAGAGTTTACTGATGTAATTTCTGAATTTTCAAAAAATCTAAAACCAGGTGGTCCTGTCGAACAAGCTATGTTAGAAGGTGTTAAAACTATTACTGGATCAATGTCACAATTTAAAGATTGGCTTTTGGGTGATGGAACTGCTAAAGAAAAAATTAGCGAGGCTTGGGATTATACAAAAAAGATTATGAGTGGGTTTGCTACTAAACTAATGGGTTGGTTAGGATTTGGTGCTGAGACCGGAGCTTCAGAGAAATATACAAAAGCCGCGAGCAAGTTAAACACAGTAAATGCTGAAATTGTAGCTATCAAAGATAAAATTGAATCAGGCACACTTAATCCTGAGCAGATGGATAAGGCAATAAAACAATTAGCGGAATTACAGAAAAAAGCCGAAGGATTTCAAGCAACCATGGCGCAAGAGAAGGCGGCCGGCAACGGACCACCAGAAGAAGGCGCAGGCCTGGGTGCTTGGCTGAAAACAAATTGGGATAAGGTTGCCATTGGTGTCGGAGCCGTCACATTGGCTGTTGGAGCCTTAGTGGCCGCTTTCTATCTTGGGCCAATTATCGTGGCTGGAGTATCAGCTATTATGGGAATTTTACTTATAGGTGCCGGCGTAGTTACGTTACTTGCCGGAGCACTTTGGCTTGTTTCTGATGCAGTGGGTGGTATTGCTGAGGGATTGACAAAATTAGGTGAAGTTAAGATATCTCCGTCATTTAAAGATCTTCCAGATGTTATGGGAAACTTGGCAGGACCACTAGCGGCATTAGCCGGAGCTGGTATTCTATCATTTCTTGGTGCTGGTGGATTAACAAAACTAGCTGACAATCTTAAAGCATATGAACAACTTAATGTTGATGCACTAACAAAAGTAGGACCTGCACTTACGGGTTTATACGGAGGTATAAGTGCATTTACTGGTGACGGCTTTATAGAAGGTGCAAGTAAATGGCTTGGTAACTTATTCAGTGGCAACAATTTTGAAGATATGGCGGACGGTCTTAAACACTTTGACTCTATAGATGCAGTTCAACTCGAAAAAATAGGTGTAGCATTAGAAGGTATTTCGGCTTTTATTAATTCTATGGAAGCTGATAATATTAGTGATATCGCAGATGCTATTGAAAAATTAACAGACGCAATGGATGTATTTGAATCTAAAATGTCTGATATGAATTCTGACGTTAAAGCAACATTTAGTACAACAGTTAGTGGTATGACTAGCTCCAGTAAAGGCCAAGGAGAACAGCTATCTAAGTTAAATACTACATTAGGTGAATTGATTACCATAACAAGTGAAGGTAATAGGATAGAAACTAAACAACTAGAAGCCATAAAAGAAATTGGCGGAACTGTAGGATAAGGATAAAAATATGTCGTGGAAGCGATATTTTACACCAGTAGAAACTAAACAAGGTAGCGGAGACGGAACGTATAGTCCTTTGGGCGGAAGCATAAGCCAAGGACTAGGACCTGCTCAAGCAAACTATAGTTCATACTTACCAGACGTATATGTTGGCTCTCCAAATCGTATTGAACGATATGGACAATATAATACTATGGATATGGATTCAGAAGTAAATGCCGCATTAGATATCCTAGCAGAATTTTGCACACAAAAAAATAAACAAAATCAAACTCCATTTGTAATGGACTTTAAACAAAAAGCAACAAATTCAGAAATTACAGTACTTGGACAATACTTACTACAATGGACTAAACTAGAAAAATTCGATACACGTATGTTTAGAATTGTACGTAACATTTTTAAATATGGCGATGCATTTTTTATTAGAGATCCTGAAACTAAAAAATGGTTTCATGTTGATCCAGCAAAAGTATCACGTATAATTGTAAACGAATCAGAAGGTAAAAAACCTGAACAATATATTATTAGAGATGTAAACTTAAACTTTAGAGAAATGGTTGCTACAACTCCACACCAAACAACAGGTAATGTTACTGGTGGCGGCGATGGATACTTGCAAGGCGGAGTACGCGGTATGGTTGGTGCTCCTAATCAACAAATGAGTGGAAGCAGGTTTACTAGAGAAGTTAAAGAAACTACTATTGATGCTGAAAACGTTATACACCTTAGTTTATCTGAAGGACTAGATAATAACTTTCCATTTGGTAATTCATTATTGGAAAGTATTTTTAAAGTTTATAAACAAAAAGAATTACTAGAAGACGCAATTATAATTTATAGAGTACAAAGAGCTCCGGAACGTAGAGTATTCTACGTTGACGTGGGCAATATGCCGAGCCACTTGGCTATGCAATTTGTTGAACGTGTTAAGACTGACATCCACCAAAGAAGAATTCCAAGTCAGACGGGAGGCGGTCAGAACGTTATTGATAGTGCATATAATCCATTATCTATTAATGAAGATTATTTCTTCCCTCAAACAGCAGAAGGTAGAGGGTCTAAAGTTGAGACACTACCGGGTGGCACCAATTTGGGTGAGATCGATGACTTAAAATATTTCACTAATAAACTTGTACGTGGTTTACGTATTCCAAGTTCATACTTACCAACAGGTCCAGATGATGGACAAAGCAACTACCAAGACGGTAGAGTTGGTACAGCATATATTCAAGAATTACGTTTTAACAATTACTGTGAAAGATTACAAAGTTTAATTACAGAAGAATTTAATCAAGAGTTCAAACGCTATCTATTAGAAAAAGGTGTTAATATTGATACAGCGATGTTTGATATTAAAATGCAACCGCCACAAAACTTTGCAAGTTACAGACAAAGCGAACTTGACAACGCTCGTGTACCAACATATACACAAATGAGTGCTGTTCCTTATATTTCAAATAGATTTGCTATGGCAAGATTCTTAGGCTTAACCGATGAGGAACTTGCTGAAAA